TTTTTCAGGTATTATTGTCTGCGGGGATTGTAAAGAAAATATGATCCGCAAGACGGTTCCTGCTAATGGGAAAAAATATTACTACTACACTTGTTCTACCAACCGAAATGATAAAAATAGTTGCACTACCCATAATATCAGTGAAAAGGCATTTGAAGAAGCTGTTTTGGCGGCTTTAAATGTACATATACGCAGTATTCTTGATATTGAACGTATTCTAACATATATCGATACACTACCTTACAAGCAAGAAGAAATATTGAAATTGGATGCTCAAATTGTCAAGGCACAAGAGGAAATAGAAAAGATTCAAAAGTATAAGCTGACATCATACGAACACTTTGTAGATAAAGTAATCACCAAAGAAGAATACCGAAACCATGTCAACAGATATAATGCTAAAATTCAAAAGGCAGAAAAGCTTATACTAAAGCGTAAACAAGAGATTGAAGATATTATAAACAATAAGACGCCAACTAACTTATGGATTGAGAATTTTAAGCAGTACCAAAACATTGAGCAGCTTACACGAAAAGTAGTTGTGTCATTGATGGAGAAAATATATGTATATGAAAATGGGAAAATCGATATTCATTTTAAACATCAAGCGGAATATGAAAGTGCTATTCGTTTTATAGAAAGCGCCAGCAAATCGGACTCCTTTGATGCGAGTGTTGCGTTTAAGGAGGCGATTTAATCATGGCAAGAAAAAGCAGAAGACAGTCTCTGATCGCACAAAAAGAAACGGTAACACAGGAGAAGGTCTTTAAAACAGGACTGTATGTCCGCCTTTCTATTGAGGATGTGCGTGACAGAAAAGACAGTGATTCCATTGAAAATCAGACATATTTGTTGAAACAATTCGTTGAGGAAAGGCCATTTTTGCAGATTTACTCAATATATACGGACAACGGAGAAAAAGGAACGAATTTTGACCGTCCTGAATTTAACAGGCTTATGGACGATGTTAAAGCAGGCAGAGTGAATTGCATTGTGGTAAAAGACCTCTCGCGCTTTGGCAGAGATTATCTTGAAACCGGAAACTATCTTGAAAAGATTTTTCCGTTTCTTGGGGTCCGTTTTATATCTATCAATGATAATTATGACAGCTTTAACCCTGAAAACAGTAATGAAGGCTTGATTATTTCTTTGAAAAATCTTTTAAATGATGTTTATACAAAGGATATATCCAAGAAAATTATCTCTACCTTCAGGGAAAGACAGTCGAAGGGTGAATTTTTAGGTGCACATGTGCCCTATGGATACAGCAGACCGGATGATGGCACTTATAAACTTGTAGTTGACGAGGAAGCTGCTTTAGTCATTCGGCAAATCTACCAGTGGAAAGTAGAAGGGCTGAGCGATACTACAATAGCTCGTCGCTTAAATGATATGGGAATACCTTCTCCAAGCAAGTACAAACATTTAAAGGGCGAGTGGAAAAATGCCCGTTATAATAACAATATCTGGCAGCGTCAGGCAATTAAAGCTATAACAGAGAATGAAGTATATTTAGGACACAAGATATATGGCAAAATTCAGGCATCCCTTTATGAAGGCAAGCGAAAATCAAGAGTGCCAAGAGATGAATGGACAATTATTGAAAACGACCATGAACCGATTATCGATCAAGAAACTTTTGATATTGTCCATGCCACACGATTGGAAGTATATAAAGAATTTACTGAACGCTTAGAGCAAAACAAGCATTTTGAAAATACTGAGAATATTTTTAAGGATATTGCTATTTGCGGAGATTGCAAATGTAAACTTGTTCGCAGGAGAAGGATTAAAAATGATGAGCTTTATTATTATTTTTCATGCACTACTTACGAAACAAATAGTGGTTATAAATGCACGAGAAAGCATATAGTAGAAACTGATATGATTAAAGCAGTATATGCTGCTATTCGCAGTCAAATAGATATGGTTGCATCGGTGGATGATATTCTGAGAAAAGTAAATTCCGATGCGAGTTATGAGAATAGGAAAGACAACTTGGCTAATGAAATCAGAAAGGTTAAAGCACAAATTGAAAGGCTGACTTCCTTGCGAAGTTCTCTTTATGATGATTATATTGAACAACTGCTTACTGAACAGGAGTATCTATATGCAAAAATTAAGTATGAGAAAGATGAAGTTGCATTAAAAGACAGACTAAATGAATTGTTGTTACAACAGAAGAAGTATGATCAAACATATTCCTATGAAAACCAGTGGTTATCTTCTTTTAGAGCATTCCGAGATGAAAAAGAATTAACTAAAGAAATGGTTGCAGCCCTCATAGAAACTGTGGAACTGTATGCCGATAGGAGTATACAGATCAATTTTAAGTTTAAAGACGAATATGAGGAATTACTTGATTATCTTAACACTATAGAAGATGAGGTGAAGCCTGATGAACAAGAATGTCTCAGTAGCTATGTACATTAGGCTTTCCAATGAGGATGCGGACATTTCAAAAAATGATGCAAAAATTGAAAGCAACAGCGTTAGTAATCAGCGTGATCTGTTGATAGATTTTATAAGTCGCCATCCTGATTTGGCAGATTCAAACATCTTGGAGTTTTGCGATGACGGCTACAGCGGTACGAATTTTGAACGTCCTGCAGTACAGCAGTTGTTAACCAAAGTAAGGCAAGGAGAAATTAACTGTATTGTGGTAAAAGATTTTTCACGATTTGGCAGAAACTACTTGGAGTTAGGGGATTATCTGGAGCAAGTATTTCCGTTTTTAGGAGTTCGATTTATATCTGTAAATGACGGATATGACAGTGCAAAAGATAATGGTATAACGGCAGGCCTTGATATTGGGTTGAAGAACCTTATCTACGACCTTTACAGTAAAGACCTATCAAAGAAAGTAAAGACAGCTAAAACAGCTAAAATGAAAAAGGGCGAGTATATTGGTTCTTTCGCTCCATTTGGGTATCTCAAAGCGAAGGATAAGAAAAATGCAATTGTTGTTGATGAGGAAGCTGCAGTTGTTGTTAAGCGAATCTTTCAATTGGCAGCCGAGGGGAACAATACAAGTGCGATCGCTAAAATACTCAATGCAGATGGAGTACCTTCACCTGCAAGGCACTACCAAAAAAATCATAATAACAAAAAGTGGAGAAAAGCCAAAGGAGATTTGGTTTGGCAAACTATGGCTGTCTTAAAAATCCTTAAAGATGAAACTTACACAGGAAAGACAATCAACCATAAGAGGGAAAAGCCTGACGTAAATAGCATGAGTACGGTGGCTGTTCCGAGAGAACAATGGATAGTGGTTCCAGATACGCATGAGGCTATAATAAGCGAAGAATTGTATATGGAAGCTCAGAAGGTGATTCGTAAGATATCCAAACGTAAAGAGTACAAGGTTGATAATACAAGAGTTCTTTATGGTAAAGTAAAATGCGGTATTTGTAAGAAGAACCTTCAACGCTCACATACAAAGGTGCCTTATTATATTTGTAAGAGCAACTATTTTGATGAAAACAGCCTTTGCTATCATGGAAGAACAGAGGAGCCAATGATTCTGGAAGTGCTATTGGAAGCAATACGGCAACAGGCTCAAATAGCCAACAAAGCAGAAAAGCTTGTACTTAAGGAAAAAGAAAAATCAGAAAGTGAAGTGGCTGATTTATTACAATCTGCAAGGAAAGCTCAGCAACATCTTGAAAGGCTAAATGCTTTAAAAATTGAAGAGTATGAGAAATATTTAGATGAGAAGATCAGCAAAGATGACTACCTGAAACAGAGAGAAATATACAATCAAGAGATTGAACAAACATCCTCACAGATTAGTAAACTGGAAGCCGATTACGAAATTCAAAAACTAAAGAATAAGGAGTCGGAAAACCAATTTGTCGAACACTTCAAAAGCAAACAGGAAATCAAAGAACTAAGCAGGGATTTAGTGAATGAACTCGTTGATTCAATATATGTGTTCGGTGAAAATCAGATTGAGATTGTCTGGAACTTTGCCGATGATTATGAAAAAATAATGGAGATGTTATAATGAAGAGAGTATGGATCTACAGCAGGATTGCTAATGCTGAAAATTTTAATGATGCTTATCTGATTGGTCAAGAAAAATCGTTAAAGGAATTGGTCGAGCAACATTGTTTTAACATAGTCGGATATTCAAGAGATATTGGCAGTGGGCTGAATCTCAATAGGAAAGGACTCAAGGAAATTGAGAATGCCATATCTGTAAATGCGATTGATACCGTTATTGTAAAAGATATGAGCAGGATTGGCAGAAATGTTTTTGATGTTCTTTCCCTTTTAAGAGATTGGAAGGAGCAAGGTATTGAATTGCTTACGGCAGATGAATTATAGAAATATCAATAAACCAAAGCAAAGGACGGATGATTCTTAATAATCTTAAACCGGGTGGTTTCGTTGAAGAAATCGCTCGGTTCTATTTTTTCATGTGAAAAATTTAAAAATTTTTTAGTTTTTACTTGACACAGGCTGATGAATGCCACAGAAGTATTTATAATCTGTGGAAACAGGTTTTGGAGTACTTTGACGGATTTTTAATAGGCCTTACTGCAACGCCTGATAAAAGGACTTTTGGTTTCTTCAATCAAAACATTGTCAGCGAATATACCCATGAAGAAGCTGTGATTGATGGTGTTAACGTTGGACATAACGTTTATATCATTGAAACTCAGATCACAAAGAAGGGATCTGCTATATGGAAAGGCGAGTTTGTTGACAAAAGAGAAAAGCTGACTCGCAGAAAGCGTTGGGAGCAACTGGATGAAGACATTACATACTCAGCAAAAAAGCTGGACGATGAAGTGGTTAACCCCAATCAGATAAGGGCTATTATCAGAACCTTCAAGGAAAAGCTGCCTGAGATTTTCCCTCATCGTACAGAAGTACCCAAAACACTTATTTTTGCTAAAACAGACAGCCATGCAGATGATATTATCAATATCGTGAGAGAAGAATTCGGAGAAGGTAATGCTTTTTGTAAAAAGATAACCTACAACTCAGATGAAGATCCAAAATCTGTATTATCACAGTTCAGAAATGACTATAACCCAAGAATTGCAGTCACTGTGGATATGATAGCAACGGGAACAGATGTAAAACCTCTGGAGTGCCTTATATTCATGCGTGATGTTAAAAGTAAGAATTATTTTGAACAGATGAAGGGGAGAGGGACAAGGACTATTACACTAGATGATTTGAAGAAGGTTACACCTTCAGCTCAATACACAAAGGATCATTTTGCTATTGTGGACGCAATAGGCGTAACAAAATCTCTGAAAACAGACAGCAGACCCTTGGAGAGAAAGCCTACGGTGTCTTTGAAAGACCTATTAGGAGCTGTTGCAGTTGGTGCAAGGGATGAAGATCTTTACACCACACTTGCGAACCGCTTGACAAGGCTTGAAAAGCAGCTAACTGATAAAGAGAAGGAACAATTTGAGCAAAAGTCACAAGGGAAGAGCTTGAAGCAAGTGACTAAAGACTTGCTGGATGCTTATGATCCAGATGTGATTGAGGAAAAAGCAAGAGGTAAATTTGATGTACCTGATAATATCACCCCTGAAGCTTCACAGCTTGCGGCGGTACAGCAGGAATTGATACAAAAAGCTGCAACTGTATTTACAGGTGAGTTAAACACCTTTGTCGAAAAGGTCCGTAAGGCTCATGAACAGATTATTGATATTATTAATGCCGATGTTGTTGAGTTTGCCGGTTGGGATGCGCAGGCTAAGGAAAAGGCAACTGGTCTGGTGGAAGGATTTAAAGAGTATATTGAAAATCACAAAGATGAGATTACTGCCTTGCAGATCTTCTATAGCCAGCCATATAGAAGGAGAGAATTGACCTACTCCATGGTTAAGGAACTGCTGGAAAAACTAAAGCTTGAGAAGCCTACTCTAGCTCCCTATAGCATTTGGCAGGCCTATGAGCAGCTTGATAATGTGAATTGTGGCAACCCTAAAAACGAGCTTGTGGCATTAGTTTCTTTGATAAGAAGAGTAATCGGAATAGATGGTGCATTGACACCTTATGATAAGACGGTGGATAGGAACTTCCAGGATTGGGTATTTAAAAAGCAGGCAGGTGCTTTGAAATATACAGCAGAGCAGATGGAATGGCTTCGAATGATGAAGGATCACATTGCCATGTCCTTTCATTTGGATAAGGATGATTTAGATTATGCACCTTTTGACGCAAAGGGCGGATTGGGTAAGTTGTGGCAATTATTTGGAGATGAGACAGATGATATTATTGCAGAGCTAAATGAAGGAATGGTGGCATAACGAATGCAAAATATGAAACAATTCCCTGTTGGGTGGATATGTACTAAGTTGGGAGAGTTATGTAAATTAAAAAATGGGTATGCATTTAAAAGTCAAGAATATAAGCAGACTGGCATTCCCGTAATAAGGATATCTGATATAAGTAATGAAAGCGTATTAGTAAAAGAAGCGGTTAAAATTAATGAAAGTGATGTTTTTGATAATTATATAATAAATAATGGAGATATTCTAATTGCTATGTCTGGAGCAACAACCGGCAAATTTGGAATATATAAAGGAAAAGAAAAAGCTTATCAGAACCAGCGTGTTGGCAAGTTTCAAATTACATTCAAAAATATTCTGGCAGATAAATACTTATACTTTTTATTATTCACCATCAAGAAAACTATCGAAAAAAATGCTTATGGAGGGGCACAACCTAACATTTCAGCTAAAGATATTGAAGAGATAGAAATTCTTGTTCCTCCATTTTCTGAACAGCAACGAATTGTGACAAAAATTGAGGAACTTTTCAGTGAGCTTGACAATGGTATAGAAAGCCTAAAGGTAGCCCAGCAGCAATTGAAGGTTTATCGTCAGGCTGTTTTGAAGTGGGCGTTTGAGGGGAAGTTGACTGAAGAATGGAGAAAAAATATGAAAGGTTTACCTCTATCCCAAAATATTCTTGCTCAAATACAAAAAGATAAGGTTAGTAATAAAAAAAATAATCAAATAGTATGCGGAGAAGATTTGCAAGATCAATCGAATGAGTCTAAAACACTTCCGAAAAGTTGGATGTGGACAAAACTAATCAACATCACAGAAGTAATTTCTGATGGAGATCATCAACCGCCTCCGAAATCAATAACTGGGATTCCATTTATAACCATATCTAATATAAATGCAAAGAAAAAAATTGATTTCACGAATACATTTTGTGTTAATGAAGAATATTATGATAGCCTAAAAAGCACTAGAAGGCCTCAAAAGGGTGATATCCTATATACTGTTACAGGTTCCTTTGGAATACCTGTTTCTGTTGACTATGATAAAAAATTTTGCTTTCAGCGACATATAGGGTTAATACGACCTATAAGTTATATTAACCATCTATGGCTTTATTATGTCTTGCAATCCCCACAGATTT